GAGATGCTTTTTATGTGAATCAGCTGCAACTTGCAGAAGACAATCCTCAGATGACTGCAACAGAAGTTCTGCAACGAACTGAGGAAAAGATGAGGCTTCTCGGCCCAGTCCTTGCTCGTCAACAGTTTGAATTACTAAGACCTTTAATAGACAGAGTTTATAATATTATGGAGCGGCGTGAATTATTGCCAGAAGCTCCACCAGAGCTAGCGGATAAGGATCTTCAGGTAAAATACAGTTCACCAATAGCAAGGGCGCAGCGAGCCACAGAGTCTGGAAACCTTTTAAGAATGGTCCAAGTTAGTGAACCAATAATTATGGCAGATCCAAAAGTGTTGGATGTTATTGACGGGGACAAATGGGTAAGGGAAGCTGCTAAGATATTTGCACTTCTTCAACAAGTAATACGGTCGGAGGCTGAAGTAGAGGAGTTGCGGGGAGCCCGTATGGAAGCCCAGCAAGCAACAATTGAGCAGGATCAGGTTAATCAAGACGCTGAGAATGTGAAAAAAGTAACTCCATTGCTCAAAGAAGGTAGATGACAAAGAAAAAAGTTTCTCGGGTGGTCGAGAAAAAACAACAAAAACAAGTCGATGATGTGATTGCCTACAAGGCTCTTTTTGGAAGTCCTGATGGTAAACGTGTCCTCAATGATTTAATTAGAACCTGTGGGATGCTCAATGCAACATATGCTGGGGATCCTAATGAAGTTATTTTTCGTGAGGGGCAGCGAGCTATCGTTGTGAGAATTTTAAATATTCTCAAGATTGATCCAAGCAGACTGCAGAAAAATATCGAAGATATGCGGAAGGAAGAGGAATCGTATCATGACTTTACTGAATAGTGACCCAGTAGTAGATCCAGTGACACCCCCTGTGGGTGACCCAGTTGTGGAGCCAGTAGTAGCTCCAGTGCCAATACCAACTTTGGTGACTGATCCTGCAGCTCCAGCACTAGCAGATTGGAAAGCCGGATTGCCGGATGATTTAAAAGAGGATCCAGCTCTTGGACCGATCACAGATATAAATGCCTTGGCTAAATCTTATGTGAACGCTCAAAAAATGGTTGGCGCAGATAAGATTCAGGTGCCTAGTAAATTTGCTGAAAAGCATGAGTGGAATGAAGTATTCCAAAAATTGGGTCTTCCGAAGGAGCTCACAGAATATGAGATCAAACCAGCCAATGGACAAGACGTTGATCCAGCTTTCCTTAATGATTTCAAACAAGCAGCGTTTGGTGAGGGTATTCTTCCCGGACAAGCGGAAGCAATTTTCAATTGGTATCAAGGTAGGTCTGGCGATGTCGAAGCAGATATGGTGTCCAAAGCGGAAGCGCAAGTCGCCAGTGAGATCAAAAACTTGAAGGAAGAGTGGGGCGAAAAGTTTCCTATAAAGCTCGCCGCCAGTAAAATGGTGCTTAAGCAATTCGATAAAGAAGGCAAGTTCACAGAATACTTGGGAGAGTCTGGCCTTGGAAACGACTCACAACTTGTCAAATTTTTGGCGCATGTGGGTGAATCCATGAACGAAGACACCTTCAGACATGACGTAGTGAGCAATCTCGGGATGGACGCAAAGCAAGCACAGGCAAAAATTAATTCTATTAGGGGTGATGGGAAGCATGCGTACCACACAAAAGACCACCCAGAGCATTCCAGAGCGGTGGATGAGATGGCTCGTTTGTTTGAAATCATCACTGGTGCTTGACTTAAACAGATTGTAGGACTTACACTGAAGTTACCGGGACAATCGCCTTGCCGATCTCGGTGCTGGCCGGACCAGCCGTATGGAAGTCACGCGGACTTTTAGGACGAATCCTGCAAGGGACAATTCTCCGAACAAAGAAACAAATAAGATAAACACTAGCTTTGGAGGACAATTATGTCTCAACAAGTAACTGAAGCTTTTGTGAAGCAGTTCAATAGTAACGTGTTTCACTTAAGTCAGCAGAAAGGTTCAAGACTCAGAAGAGCTGTGCGGAATGAAAGCCAGCGCGGAGAGAGTCAATTTTTCGATCGTATCGGTGCATCTGCCGCAATTAAGAAGACGACCAGACACAGCGATACTCCACAAATCGATACTCCACATTCCCGTAGGCGTGTGACACTCACAGATTATGAGTGGGGAGATCTGATTGATGATGCGGACAAGATTCGTATGTTGATTGATCCTGAGTCTGATTATGCAATGAGTGCAATGTATGCCCTCGGTCGCTCTATGGATGACGAGATCATCGAGAAAGCCCTTGCGGACGCTTCTGGCGGACAAGACGGTGGAACTCCTGTTGCTCTTGGAAATGATAACAAGCTTGCTGCCGTTGATGGAGCTGCTGTTTCAAATCTCAATGTTTTCACTCTTCGTAAAATCAAGAAGAAAATGGATGAGAATGAAGTAGATGAGAGCATCAAACGCTACATGTGTGTTGCCGCTTCTCAGCTTGAGTCTCTCCTTGGAGAAACTGCAGTAACCAGTGCTGACTTTAATACTGTCAAAGCTCTTGTTCATGGCGATGTTGACCAGTTCATGGGATTTGAATTTATTAGATTAGAGAGGCATGAATTTCTCGGAACTGCTATCACTACTGTGGATCCAGTGACTGGAGCCGTTACCGGTGGTGGCGCAACAGTGGCTGTAGGAGCAAGACGTTGTTTTGCTTGGGCACAAGATGGTCTTCTTCTTTCCCTTGCGAAGGACATGAGATCTCGTATCAGCGAAAGACCTGACAAGAGTTATTCAACTCAGGTTTATGCTTGTATGGGAATCGGTTCTACTCGTATGGAAGAGAAAAAAGTCGTTGAAGTTCTTTGTACAGAATAATAGGGGGGTGATTAAATGGCTATTTTAAAAGCAAGTAATGCTGCTCTCAGATCGACTGAGCCTAGTAACAAGATCGATGTAAGTGATCAACACGCGCGTGTGAGAATCATGCGTGACGAGATTACTCTTACAGCCGAACTTGCCGCTGGTGACGAAGTTGAATTTGGAGCGAAACTATTCAAAGGTGCGAAAATCCACGAAGTGATTCTGGATGCTCCGATTTTGGATACTGTAGCGACTGATATTGATGTCGGTTACAAGTATTCAGATTCAGCTTTGACTAGTGTTCCAGATGCTTTCCTTGATGGAGAAGATTTCGTTGCTGCAGGTATCAGCAAGATGTCAGACACCCAAGGTCTTGCCGGTCAGGATTATGAAGTAGAGGGAGATGCACAAATCGCTCTTACTCTAAACACAAATCCAACTGACGCAGGAATTGGTAAGAAGATCAAGTTGAAAGTACTCTACTCAGTAGATTAAAAACAGGGGGGTTTAGGCCCCCCATTTTTCATGTGAGGGTGCGTGGCCGATACTGATCTTTCTATTATAAATTCTGCTTTGGCTAAAATTGGTGTGGACTTCATTGGAGCCCGAGCCGATCAGTCTAAGGCTGCCATTTGGGCAAACGAACAATACGACAAGAAGAGAAAGTATCTTCTAAGGGCTCATCCTTGGAATTTTGCTCTTGATAGGAGCTCGCTGGCAGCACTTGTCACAACTCCTGTTTTTGAGTTTGATCTCGAATACCAGATTCCAATAAATTCTTTGAGGATCTTAAAAATTGACGATGAGGATGTCCAAGCCTTAAGAGGCAAATTCAAAATTGAAGGACGCAAAATTCTTACTAATTTAGCTGCCCCACTAAATATTCAATTTATTTCTAATATTACAGATACAACTTTGTTTGATGCAAACTTTGACGAAGCACTGGCTTTCCTACTGGCAGCAGAGCTCGCATACCCACTGGTACAAAGCGCGTCTTTAACCACAGCAATGTATAAGATGTACGAACTTTCCCTTCGTGAGACAAGATCCTACGATGCTCAAGAGGGATCAGCAGACGATCTCGGAGCGGATATTTGGCTTGATGCAAGGAAGTTCTAATGGCGAGATTCAATTATATTGCCAGTTCTTTTTCCTCTGGGGAATTGACTCCCAAGTTAGATGCTAGAACCGACATTGAGCAATACTTCAAAGGCGTAAAAAAACTCGAGAACATGTTTGTGATGAAACAGGGCGGGGCTGTAAAAAGACCAGGCTCTAGATTTATTACAGATTTAACTGGAGACGAGAGTAATTTTTTCGATCAAGGGTTAACATCTCTACATCCGTTTATTTTTTCTAAAGATGAAAAGTACACTGTTGCGATAAGTGTAGACGGTCCTCTTGCAGATATTATGTTTGTAATTAAACAAGACGGAACTTTAATTACCCCATCAGGGTTAGCCATCATCCAAGGGACTACAGCAGCTGATGATCCATACGGTTGGCATTTAGCTCAAACCGGCGACACAATAATTTTTGTTCATAACTCTGGGAAGCAAGAGCCTATTATTCTTCAGAGAACAGCCCAAGATGCTTTTAGACATTATAATTGGACCGATACATTTACATTTAAAGATACACCATTAGGAGTTAGATTTCCTCTCCGTGATGTAAATACTACAGCCACTACTATAACTCCGGGTTTAGGTTCAGGTTTGGCAGACACGCTTGTTGCTTCGACAGCAATTTTTGATGCTGGCCATGTTGGGAGTGTTTGGAGAATTGATGACATTGGGGCTGGAAAGTCTGGGCTAATAGAAATAGGTACTGTTGTTGATAGCCTGAATGCGACAGGGAATTGGCTTGTTGATCTTGGAACAGCTCCTGCAACAGACGCTTGGTATGAGTCGTCTTGGAGTAACTTTAGGGGTTGGCCTAGAACAGTATGCTTTTTTGAGAACAGACTTATATTTGGGGGAAATAATGCACAACCAGATAAAATATGGGGTGGGCTTAAGGATAATACATTTCATTTTATGGAGCCTCATCTTATACAAGATGCCACCACTGACGCTTCCAAATTAAATTATGTGGGACCAGTGGTAGAAACAGATCCTTTTTCTTATACCCCCGCTACTCAGGAGATTAATAGAATCGAATGGATAAGGGGAGCGCAGAATCTACAGGTTGGGACGACTGGAGCTGAGTATACTTTTTCTGGAACAAATGATAAAATATTATCCAACGAAGCTGTGCAAGTTAGATCCCACACCAGAAACGGCAGTTCCTCCATTCAACCCGAAAGAGTTGGAAACGGAACAATGTATTACGCTAGGGACGGTAAATCTCTTAGGGAGTTTGTTCTAGATGTTGAAAGTAATTCTTATGTATCTAGAGATATCAGCATCCTCTCTGACGATATTATTAATCATCTATTTGACGGTAGCGGTGAGTTTGCTGGTGTTCAAGCTGTGCAGTTATCTTATCAAGAAAATCGCAAAGTTCTTTGGGTTCTGAATAATCGTTTCGGCCTTATAGGTCTGACCTTTGATAAATCATCTGGAGTCACCGCTTGGCACCGCCATGTGATTGGTGGCGCAGATGTAAAAGTTAGATCAATAGCCTCAATACCAGGCCCGGATGGCTCAACGGATGAGCTATGGTTGTTGGTCGAGCGAACAGTCAACGGAGGGACTGTTCTTTATCTCGAAAAAATTGGGGGGGGCGATTTCGAACATTCAGCTCTTTCCAATACATCTGCTAACGAAGATGATCATCCATGGTTTTCTGATTCATCCGTAAGAGCTACAGGTTCTGGGCTTACAACTTTCCCCGGATACTCTCATCTAGAGGGCGAAACCGTAAAGGTTCTCCGGGATGGCTTTGTCCACGCGGATGTAGTTGTCGCTGGCGGCAATGTAGTTGTGGATACAGCCTCTGACGAAGTGATAGCGGGACTTCAATACAAACCATTCCTACAGACTATGCGACTTGAAGTAGGTGGACATCTAGGTTCTGCTCAAGCCGAAACAAAAAGAATTGACCGAGCGGTTGTAAGATTTTACAAGACGTTCGGAGCCAAGGTTGGAAGGGATCTCTCAAATCTGGAGGCGGCTATCTTCCGACCACCCTCGCTTCCTATGGGGGATCCTCTTCCGCTTTTTACAGGCGATAAAAGAATTAATTTTGACTCAGAGCCAGATAAAGAAGCGTATGTAGTAATCACTCAAGACGAACCCCTTCCCTTAACGGTTTTAGGTATAGTATTAAGAGGGACAACGTATGGGAGCTAAATAATGGGTGCAGGAAGTCTTCTTACAGGATTGGGTGCAGCATTCGGCTATTTAGGCGAAGCCGAAGAGAAGCGTCAAAAACGCCGCGCCATGCTAGCAAATATCAGTTACTACAAAACAGAAGCGGAATTTATTAACTATGCAACCCAAAGAGAAGAAGATATTTTTCTCAACGAGGCTGCGGAAGTTAGCGCGTCCCAAATGGGTGCTTTTGCCAAGGCGGGAGTAGACTTCTCTGGTAGTGCGATGTTGAAATTTGCTGAAACCAACGAGCGTAAAAACGCTGAACTACTAGCTATACGAGAGAATAAACGCCGCCAGCTGGGGTTTGCTTCTTTAAGAAGAAGAGAAGCCGAAAGAGATCTAAAATCCTCAGGGGGATTTATGGCAGCTTTAGGCCCGATGGGGACTCTTCTTGGAGGAGCCGCGAAGACTACAGCCGCTTCCGGACCAGCTTCAGATCAAGGTATGGGCATTGGTAGCGCGAAAACTAGTCAAGAATACACAAGCTGGAAAGCAGGGAAATAATGCCAAGAGTTCCAAAAATGAAGCAAGGGCAGCAGGTTCAGGGACAGAGTTTCTCTGGCATGTCTACTCCTGACCTCGCCGGAGCTGAAGGCCTACAGAAGTTTGGAGCTGGGGTTGGGCAGATGGGCACTGCCCTCGCTACCTTTGATAAGCAAAATGCATCCGCCAGAAGAACTATTGAGGGTCAGAAAGCTGCTGCCAAGGCAGATTTGATTGCTGAAGAAACCAAAAACCAAGTCCTGACCATGACAGCAGAAGATGGAATCAGAGAAGACGGTGAGAACCTCGTCCCTGTTTTCAACGATATGTATCAGGAGAGGGTGGATAAAGAAATTGGAAGGGATCAGTTTAGTAGTGATCTCTCATATGAGAATTACACAGCTATCAGAGAGCAGACGCAAGCTCAGTACCAAAAGGGATTATTTGCAGAGCAGAGAAAACGTGGTTTTGCTAAAGGGCTTAACGATTACACTGAGACTAGAAATCTTAAGATGGGCCAGATCCGCACCAAGCCTGAGAACGCTCTACAATATATTCAGGAAATGCAGGACTTAAATAAAGAAAATCCGTGGCAGCTCCCACCAAATGAGATTCAGAAGCTAGATAAAGAACAAGCAGCGAGTGGAGCTATGATGGCTATCGAAGGCTTCATGGACAGAGCAGAATCTGGAGAAGACAGGCTCGGCTACAAGAAAGCTCGTAATGCCATAGATAATATATTTACAAATCAATTTAGCCCTGCAGTAAAAATTCAACTGCGGGACAGGATTGACTCTGAGGAATACAAAACAGCTCATAGGAAATTTCAAGCTGGCGAGAGAATGTTCCGGCAGAATGAAAGAATATTAAAAGAGCAGACCAGAGAATACACCAAGGATGTTATTAAGAAGATGAGTGAGGCTAAAGAGCAAGCCACATATGAAAAGATACGGGTAGGGCTCAATAAAGATGTTCTCGATAATAAATTAAGTGTGAGCGGATGGGACAATCTACATAGTGAAGTTGACGATTACCAGAAGGCAACTTCCCAACGCGCACTCGATGGTTTTTCGCAGGAAATCAACCATCCTCTTAGGTCAGGAAACTGGGCTTACTATGAGGGGCAGGTTGCAATGCAAACAGGGAAAACTCTAACCGCAGCGGATGCGGCGGCAGCTTATAAAATGATTGATATAAAGAAAAAAGCTGAAGCGAGCTCACCGGCAGCAAAGATGCGGGTGAAACTGGCCGATAAGGTTTTCCAGACGCTCAGACCTAAAGGCCCCCTTGGAAACTTTTTATCCCCTGCTCATCAGGTTGAGTCACGGCAAATTATGGGGGAGCTATCGCGAGCTATGACAACTAACCCAGAAGCAGATTATTTTGACACCATGATGACAAGTATTAGAAAAGTTCAGGGAACAAAAACTAAAGCTGATTTTATAACTACAAATAGAATGATTCCTAAAACAACAGATGAGCTCAGAAAAGTAATAAAAATTCAGCAAAGGAATCTCAAAAATAAAGTTATCACCCAAGAGCAATACAATCAGTTTTTGGTGGAAGCTAATGAGATGAAAACAGAATTACAGATAAAAGAGGGATTGATAGACGACCCCATTAAATTTATAAGGCGACCAAAAGGCCAAGAAGAACCGGAGTTTCAATAATGGAAGACATCAGTAAATCTGGATCTCAAATAGCTATCGAGCGACAGGTAGCCCAAGCGAACTCCCCCGAAGCTGAAACAAAAAGGCTAGAGGCACAGCTTGGTGATTTCATGAGTCCTGATCCAAAAGATATTAAAACCAAGGAAGAAAAAGTAAAGAAGCTCATGGATGAGAGCACTACCTTGGGAGAAAACTTAATGCAGATTCCAGCAGCAATAGCTGGGGGTTCTTTGGATGCTGTTCAGGAAACTTATAATTTTGGTGTGGATGTTCTCGACAGCATTGACAATGCTGTTTCTGATAATGGTGAAGGGTTTATAGATCCTACAAAAGCTAGAACCAATTTTGCTGAGAGCTGGGTTCCAGAAGAGTACACAAATACTCCTCTTGGAAGATTCACCCGTGGAGTAACTCAGTTTGGTGTGGGGATGGTTGGAGCTGGAAAATTCTTAAGAGCTTTCCGTATGGCACCGAAGGTTGGAAAAATTGGAAGTCTTGCAGTTCCAGGAATGGCAGCTGACTTGGTGAGTTTTGACCCAGATGAAAAGAACCTAGCAAACTGGGTGGCTGACAACTGGGAGATGATGGACGGAGTGGCTGAAGTTTTAGCAGCTGACGATGTTGATTTGAAAGATCAATCTGGAAGATTTAAAAACAGATTTAAGAATGCAGTTGTTGGTTTTGGTGCCGGAGCATTGGCAGAGCTACCCTTTGGTATTGCGAGATTCTACAAGGCTAAAAGAGCTGGCGTTGAGGGAATGGACCGAATGAGAATGGCCATGGGTGAGCAGGTTGAAATGCCTGGGGGTAAGCCCCCGGCAGAGAAAGGAACTCCAGAAGCTGACCCAGTTAGAGCACAGGAAGCCGCAGACGAGATTATTCAATTAGAAAAACAGAGAGAATACGAGGTAAAAGATTCCGAATATCAAGCGGAAGCGGAATTTCTAGCGGAGGAGGGTGACGCTATCGCCCAAGAACTGGGTGATGCGGGTTTAGATGAGGTGAGCAAGAAGAGACTAGAAAAAGAACTGGGGGCAAATAAAGCTAAATTTAAGGAGCTAAAAGAAGGCTATGTTGAATTCCAAAAAACATACATGGATGAGAAAGCTAACCCGAAGTGGGCAGAGGGAAAAGGCTCTTCGGAACCTACAGCAGAGAATTGGAATGCCCTTAAAAAGGAGCTCGACGATAGCCACACGGAATTAAAAGCTTTAGTAGACGAAGAGAAGGCTATTAAAAAAGCCGGTAAAATAACCCCAGAAATTAGCGATAAGTTAAGTGACATAGGGGTTAGAAAAGAAGTCGTTGGAAAGAGAATTCTAGCTCTAGACGATAATCTATCCAATGCGCCGAGCATGAAGCCGAAACTTAAGGAAGTTCCTCCCACAGCGGAAATGAAGGCTACCAAAGAAGCTCTCACACCCAAGGAAGTTCAGACGCTTAGAGGGTCTGTTAAATCCATGGCAGAGACAGTGGCAAAGTATGGTTACTCGGACTCAGCTGTAGAAGCTGCCCATAATGTAATCAAATCCATGGACAGTGTGGATGATCTTCCAAAGGCTATAAAAGATCTAGAAGATATGTACGGGAAGCAGATGGTGGCCCCAGAGAAAGTAACCGCTCAGGATTTAGAAATGCTATCCGAGGCATACGGAATTCCAATAGACGATTTAGTTTCTGGAAACTGGGAAGCTATTACCAGAGATAGAAGAAAGATTTTTGCAGCTGTGACATTTGCTAGAGCCTCAGTGAGGCATGCCTCCGAATCTAAAAGAGTATTTATGAAAACAGGGGCGGATGTTGACAAGTTGATCTTGAAAGATG